ACCAAGATCATGAAGCGGCTTTACCCGGCTTGCATTGGAGAGAATTACGACGGCTTGGCAGACATCATTGAGAAAGCTTGGTCCGGCATGACCCCAGAAGAGTACACTGACATCGCCACTGATGGCGGCTCCTGGGACAGCCACCAATCGCTAGCTTGCAGAAACTTGGTCGATAACGCCTTCATCGAGCGTTATTTCACGGAAGCCTTCAACGCATCCGGTCTTCATCCCGCCTTGCACAATGAGTCGAAACGACTGTTAATGAAGACCAGCTGGAAGTTCGAGTGCCGATATCCAGGAACCAGAGCACTCCTAGCCTCCGGCACCATCGTCGGCACGACGATGTCAGGCCATTCTACCCAGACCACCCTCGGCAACACCATGCGGCAATGGGCCGTCCATGCTTTTTGCGCGAGAGGATTGGACTCTGTGACCCTCGTCTCGGGAGACGACACGGTCACCCGTATCAGGAATGAACACAAGGCCAAATTCCTCAAGAGATACTTCAAGGTCCACTCCCTGGAGAAAAGTGGAGATCATGGGTTGGGATTGCAAACCAGCGGCTATCAGGAGAATAGCGAGCCGACCCCATTTCGTTCGATCGGATTCCTCAGTAAGACTGTGACCGTTGTACCCGGATTATCTAGACTCGCCAGACCACCCTGGAGACTCGTCCGGTCCAACTTCACAGATTCCGAGACCATCGCCAAAGCCGAAGCCCGCAAAGCCAACCGCGAGAAAGCGCTAGCAAAGCAGGCCAGAAGAGGCACTAACACGCGAAAAGCCCGAAGATTGAGAGAGAAAGAGAACAACCTGCTCTCAACCATCGAGGAAGCTGCTGCGGCGGTGACGACGGGCATGCTGCACGACATGTCCGACCCACTCAACAAAGGATACGTTGAGGAAAGGGTGAAAAACACAGGCGTGACCAATTCACAGAAGGTCCATGAGGTGAAGACGTTCTACGAGGCGACACACAACACGCACGAACGTGACTTCCATGCCATTGAACCTCAGTTATACGCCATGGCTGTTAGGGAATGGGGTCAAAATCAGATTGACATCGCCCCCCATTCCGAATACTCAGCAGAAGCGTTTGCGGCGGAAGCCAGGCTGGGTGAGTACCAGCCCACTTTAACTGCATAAGCACGCACAGCCCCGGCCAGGACGGGCCAACTAGGATTACAGCTAGCACCAAAACAAAAAGCTAGCGCCTAGCGCCCCAATGGCCGACGACACCGTTTTGCCACTCTCACAAAAACCCGCCCTTACAACAGGAAGCGGCGAGAGTGTGCCACCCAGATTCTTGCGCAAATCTCAAAGCGACATCCGTAGTCGCGCGCACCCCTACGGACTATTAAAAGAGGGTTTCAGGTCACTGCTGGCCGCCTTCTAATCGTGCATTAATAGCCTGCTGGACGCCTCATGGCGGAAGGTAGGTGGGGAAAAAAAAA